TGACTCTCAAAGCATTGGTCAGAGAGCGTATCGAAGCTGGGAAAGATATGCCCTCTGATCTATTTAACGTGTTCGCAGGAAACAGAACCAAAATAATAAGGAAATAAACATGAACAAAGCACAAAGTACAATGGACCAAGGAACAAAAAAGTCCAACGCAGTAGCTGAGAAAGTAGTTGCAGGAGCTTTAGCTGTAAGCATATTTGAAGATGATGCAGATAAAGGTCTAGGTAATATAGGTCATGAAGATCTAGCATTACCTTTTCTTAAAATACTAGGACAACTATCTCCAGAGGTTAATAAAAGAGATGGTAAATATGTTCAAGGTGCAGAACCTGGAATGATTTACAATTCTGTAACTGGAGAATTATTTGATGGTGAAAAAGGAATTAACGTTCTACCATGTCATTACAAATTAGAATATATTGAATGGCAGGAAAGAGGTGAAGGTTCTGGCGCTCCAGTTGGAATTCATCCATCATCAAGTGATATAATGACTAAAACAAAAAGAGATGCTTCTTTTAAAGATAGATTACCAAATGGTAATTATATTGAAAGAACTGCAAGCTATTTTTTAATTGTTTGTGGTCAAACTCCAACTACAGCTTTACTTGCTATGAAATCTACGCAATTAAAGATAAGTAGAAAATGGAATAGCATGATAACAGGAACAAAGATGAAAGGTAAAAATGGATTATTTACTCCCGCATCTTTTAGTCATGTATATAAATTAAGAACAGTTCAACAATCAAATGATAAAGGTACTTGGTTTGGTTGGGAAGTTACTAAAGTAGGTCCTGTAGAGGATGCAGCTTTGTATCAACAAGCTAAATCATTTGCTGAGAGTGTTTCTAAAGGAGATGTTATAGTGAAACACGGTGAATCTAATGGATCTGACAAAGGATCTGAAGCTCACTTCTAATTTTATCTCATTAATTATCGTGGGCAAGAAATTGCCCACGTAAAAACATAAAGGGCTATATGGAAAGAAAGTTTATTGAAATTTTTACTGGGTTAAAAAGAGATTTTGGAATAGCAAATTTTAATAAATTTATTATAGATCCAGAAACAGGTAAAAAGAAACCAACATATGGTTGGGCGGATAGACCAATAACAAATCAAGATTATTTAGATCATTTAAACGGTAAAAAATCTATAGGTATTCAACCGTGTAATGATGAAAGCAAAGTTTTATTTGGTGCTATAGATGTAGACTCAAAAGATTATACAAATTTTTCAGTTAAAAAATATTTAGATATTATAAAAGAACATAATTTACCTTTAATTCCAATTAAATCAAAAAGTGGTGGTTTGCATTTATATTTATTTTTAAAGGATTATATAAAAGCACAGTTTGTTAGAAATTTTTTAGATACATTATTATTCACATTAAAACTTCCAACTAAAACAGAAATATATCCTAAACAAACAGAGTTAGGACCTGGCACAGATGGCAAATTATCTGTAGGTCAATTTATAAATTTACCTTACTTTAATAAAAGCGATAGAGTTGCAATTAATTTTGACGGTAAACCTTTTACATTTGAACAATTTATTCAAATTGTAGAAGCAAATCAAAAAACAGCGGATGAATTAGAAGAGTTTTCATTAGCCCATGTGAAAACTGTTTTACAGGGAGGTCCTTCAGAATTTGATGATGGTCCTCCTTGTTTACAGATAATGGCTAAACAACCATTAACAGATGGCAGAGATAGATTTTTATATAATTACATGATATTTGCTAAAAAGAAATATCCAGATAATTGGGAAAAAAAAGTTATACAAGCAGCTAATGACTATTTTGCAAGAAATTCTGATGGAGTAAATGATTGGGATGAGAAAAAAATAAGAGATAAAATTAAATCTCCTAGTTGGAAAAATGAAGCCACTAAAGGACATTCTTGTACACAAGATCCTATAGTTAATTATTGTATGAAATCGGAATGTTTAAAAAGAACATTTGGTGTTGCTTCTGATAGAAAAAGAATGTTTCCAAGTTTAACTGGGTTACAAAAAATCAATTACCCGGAACCTCAATATACTTTTAATGTGGAACTAGCTGGTGGGAAAATTAAAAACATAAGAGCTAAATATATTGGGGAAGTTAATCAACAACAAGAATTAAGATCTTTAATAATGAAAGGTGCAGATATATTTGTTCCTACTGTTAAAACTTTTGAATTTGAAGAAATTATACGCAAATTATTTAATACATTTGATTCTACTAGAGATGTCATTAATCCTCCTAAAGGAACTACTCCAGATGAACAATTAAAAGAATATTTAACAGAATATCTTAATGGACCACAAGCTAAATCACATGCATCATTTAAATCAGGTGCTGTATTATTAGAAGATGGATATGCTTTTTTTAAATGGTCAAGCTTTTGTAATTTATTAAAAAATAAAGAATTTAAAGAAAATAAAATGATTGTTGCTCAAAAAGTTAAAGAATTATTTGGTGCAGAATTTGGTCAATTAAAAAGATTTCCTAAAAAATTAAATGAAAAAGAATCTCATGATCCAATAGAAGTTGTTAAAATATCTATGGAAAGATTTACTAAAAAATCAGTAGAACCAGAAGAAATTAATATTAAATCTAAAAAAGATATAATGTAATGATTAAAAAGGTATTAGGTCCTCCAGGAACAGGTAAAACAAGAAGATTATTAAATGAAGTAGATAATTATTTAAAGAAAGGAATTCCTTTAAATAAAATAGGTTATTTTGCATTTACAAGAAAAGCAGCTAATGAAGCAAGAGAAAGATTTTTAAATTTAAATAAAGATTTATTAAAGACAGATGTTAAATTTTTTCAAACATTACATTCATTAGCATTTCATTCATTAGGTATGAGTGAAGAAAATGTTATGCAACCGGTTCATTACGAACAATTAGGAAAAGAATTAGGTATTAGAGTTAATTACACAAGTGAATCTGATGAAAGTTGTTATATGGATTGTGATAATGAATATTTTAAATTGATAGGTAAATCTAGAGTTAGATGTGTTTCAATTGAAGATGAATTTAATACAAATGAATGGAGCAGAGATATTGATATAGATACTTTAAAATATATTAACTTAAATCTTAATAATTATAAAAAAGCTTATAACCTAGATGATTATACAGATATGATTGAAAGATTTGTTCTTAATTCAGATAAATGTCCTCAATTTGAAGTTGTTTTTATAGACGAAGCACAAGATCTTTCTCCAATACAATGGAAAATGTTTGATATATTAAAAACAAAATCAACTGATATATTTTTAGCAGGAGATGATGACCAGGCTATATTTGCTTGGGCTGGAGCTGATGTTAATAGATTTATTGATGAACCGGCTAATGAGGAAGTATTAGAACAATCGGAACGTATACCACAAGCTGTTCAAGAGTTATCCAATACAATTATCAATAGAATACAGGGTAAAAGAAAAGAAAAAATTTATTATGCAAAAAAAGATAAACAAGGAAATGTTGTAGAAGGTAAAGTTGAACATATATTTAATTTAGATAATTTAGATTTAACAGAAGGCAAATGGTTAATATTAACAAGAACTATTTATAGAGCAGATGAGATATCTGCTTCATTAAGGGAAAGTAATTTATATTTTAAAAATAGATACGGAAAAAGTATTGATAATAAACTTTATAAATCTGTATTAAAATGGACTGATCTTGTTTTAGGTAAAGAAATATCTATAGCTGATTGTAAAGATTTATATGAATATCTGGAAGGTGATTTTAATGAGAAGAAATTTGAAAATAAAAATAGTATTAAAATAGAAGATATTGGTTATAGCAAAGAAATAAAATGGTTTGATGCATTTACAAATTTAGATCAAAATAAAGAATTATACATTAGAACATTATTAACTAATGGTGAGAAATTATCTGAAGAACCTAGAATAGAAGTATCAACAATCCATGCCGCAAAAGGTGGTGAATGCGATAATGTTATTCTTGTATTAGATAATGCTAAGAAAATAAGAGAATCTACATCTATTAGTGTAGATAAAGAAGATGAAGAACATAGAGTTTGGTATGTGGGTGTAACAAGATCTATGCAAAATCTTTATATATTAAAACCTAAACGAGAATGGAAAGGATATCAGTTATGAGTAATAAGACGTTTTATAAACAAATTGGGGGGGTTCACTATAAAAAGTATACAATACAGCCCTCTTTATTTATTAATAAGAATAAGATACTATTTGCTGAAGGCAATGCAATTAAATATATTTGCAGACACCAAGATAAAGGAAAGAAACAGGATTTGTTAAAAGCAATCCATTATATAGAAATGATTATTGAAAGGGACTACGAATGAAAGTACCTCTATTTGAAGCACAGAAGGAATGGGTAGAACCAGAAGAGTTTCCTGATCTAAGATCTTATGATGAGATTGCAGTAGACTTAGAAACAAGAGATCCTGATTTAAAAAAGAAAGGATCTGGTTCTGTTATAGGTAATGGAGAAGTTATTGGTATCGCTGTTGCTGTGCCAGGAAGATCTTTTTATTTTCCCATAGCCCACGGCTCAGGGCCTAACATGGATAAGAAAAAAGTTTTAACATGGTTTAAAGATACTATGGCTACTCCATCATTAAAAATATTTCATAATGCAATGTATGACGTTTGTTGGATTAGACAAATGGGTATTAAAATCAATGGTTTAGTTGTTGATACTATGATTGCAGCATCATTAATTGATGAGAATAGATTTCAATACAGTTTAAATACTTTGTCTTGGGATTATCTTGGTTATGGTAAAAGTGAAGTTGCTTTAAATGAAGCAGCTAAGTCAAGAGGATTAGATCCAAAAGAAGATATGTGGCAGCTTCCTGCTATGGAAGTAGGCGCATATGCTGAAAAGGATGCTGAACTTACCTTAGAACTATGGCAATTATTTAAAAAAGAAATAGTTCATCAAGATATAGAATCAGTATTTAATTTAGAAACTGATTTATTTCCATGTCTAGTTGACATGAGATTTAAAGGAGTAAGAGTTGATATAGAACGAGCACACAAGTTGAAACAACAACTAACAGCACAAGAGCATGAATTGTTATTAAAAGTAAAACAAGAAACAGGGATAGAGCCACAGATTTGGGCTGCAAGAAGCATTGCAAAAGTTTTTGATAAACTTGGTTTACCTTATGACAGAACTGAGAAATCATCTGCACCTTCCTTTACAAAGAATTTTTTACAAGAGCATCAACACCCTATAGTTCAAATGATTGCTAAAGCAAGAGAAATTAATAAAGCTCATACAACTTTTATTGATACAATCATTCGATATGAACACAAAGGTCGTATTCATGCTGATATTAATCAGATTAGATCAGATCAGGGTGGAACTGTGACAGGAAGATTTAGTTATTCTAATCCAAATTTACAGCAACTTCCAGCAAGAAACAAGGATTTAGGACCACTTATTAGATCTTTATTTTTACCTGAAGAAGGTCATACATGGGGTTGTTTTGACTATTCACAACAAGAACCAAGACTTGTTGTACACTATGCTTCTTTATATAAATTTCCATCTGTATATGATGTAATTGAATCTTATAAAGATGATCCAAATACAGACTTTCACCAGGTAGTTGCTGATATGGCAAACATTCCAAGATCACAAGCTAAAACAATTAATTTAGGTTTATTTTATGGAATGGGTAAAGCTAAATTACAAGCTGAACTTGGTGTGTCACAAGAAAAAGCTGCAGAACTATTTGAACAATATCATGCTAAAGTTCCATTTGTTAAACAATTAACGAATGCTGCTTCTAATAGAGCTCAAGAACGTGGTCAGATAAGAACGTTGCTTGGTAGATTATGCAGGTTTCATTTATGGGAACCTAATCAATTTGGTATGCATAAAGCATTGCCTCATGAAGAAGCACTCCAGGAACACGGACCAGGGATTAGAAGAGCATATACTTACAAAGCTTTAAATAAATTAATTCAGGGTTCTGCTGCGGATATGACAAAAAAATCTATGTTAGAATTATATAAACAAGGAATAGTTGCTCATATTCAAATACATGATGAATTAGATTTATCAGTTGAATCTCCTGAACATGCTAAAAAAATAATTGATATTATGGAAAATGCAGTTCAACTAGAAGTTCCAAACAAAGTAGACTACGAAAGTGGTGAAACTTGGGGCGATATATATGATTGATTATGTCTTATTTAAATGCTAACATACCACCAATTTATTGTAACATAAGAAGGGAGTATTTGTATGACTTTAAACAGCATCACGGAGAAACTGAAAATTGTGTGGTCTTTGGTATTGCGAGTATACCTGGCCGTGCAATATTATTTCATTGCATACTTGAATCAGGTGCAATTTATTTCAGATTACCTATCAGCGCTTTTATTCAAAAAAGTTTTGATCGCAGAAACGTACCAAATCAAGATCTCAAAGATCTTGAATTATGGAATTCATTTAGTTATTTTCCTAATGTTATCTGCTTTGATTTTTTAAAAGGACAATCTTGTAAATATTTTAGTAATGGTAAAACATATGATGCAGAATATTTATTTACTATTGACTGGGCTCATCCAGATGCTAATATCATTAATACAGAACATTCCGAAATGGTTTCAGAACATAAGTGTGCTCATGTTCTCAAACTTACTAACGGTAATTTCGCTGCTCAGCCTAACAATCGCATTCTTTGGGATGTGTCTAATTTTACTAATTATTCAGGGGTACCAGACTATAAAGTTCAAACTACTGAATGGAATGTTGAAAATAAAGGTTGGATAACGGAAGATTCTGATAAAATGTTTTACAATGTGGAGGAAAAATGAGTAGTGAATTTAAATTAAGTGATCAAACAAGTGTAGCTTTGCCTATTAAAAATATAATAGCTATTATATCTGCCATTGTAGTAGCAGTATGGACATATTTTGGTATTGTTGAAAGATTAAATAGATTGGAAACTAATGAAAAATTAATGGCTCAAGATTTGCTTAAAAAAGCAGATCAAACTCCTAAGAACCAAGAATTATTTATGTTAATTGAATATCAAGCTAAAACAATAGAAAAACATAATAAACAATTAGAAGAAAACGTACATACTAAAGTATTAATTTCTCAATTGGAAAAGAAAGTAGATAAATTAGAAAAAGAATTAGATACCTTAAGAGGTAAATAATGATTGAAACAATATTTGCATTACTTATGTTTCTTAATGGAAAATTAGAAAACTATTCTCCAAAAGC